GTCGCGGCGTTTCTCTCTAGTTGACGATGTCTGCGCTACTGTGCGCGGTGTGGAGCTGCCGGTGTACTTCCATCAGACGTGGAACCCGCGAAGCGCGAACGTGGCGGGCGTCGCGACGGCGGCGGCGGTTGGCGATATCGAGCTGGGGCGCTGCTTCGAGGGGGCGGGGTTCTGGTGGACCGTGTGTGTGGCGCAGGCGACGCTTGACGGCAGTCCTGCGAAGAGTGTCGGCGGCTGGTCGCGGACGCGTCTTGGCGCGCTGGCGGCTGCATCGTTCGCTGCGCGTCGTGAACGGCGGCGCACTTAGATACCCAGAGAAGGGCGGCGTCCCAAACCGTCGCCCGTACCGGCAAGGCTGCGCCCTGTCTCGGAAGTACGCACCGGGATGGGGCGCAGCCGCGTCTGGCGTGTGTAGCGTCTGCTCGTGATGCGCGAAGAGCTGGTGTCGGTCGACAGCCTGCCCGTGCTCCCCGAGCCGATGTCGTTCGCGTCGATTGCGGCGATGCTCGATCGGCTTCGGCCGCGTCCGGTCATCGTGTGTTGCGATCCGGCCGATGAGCTGCCGATCAGGCGGGCGCTGCGCGAGTTGTCGCTGACGCGTGACGATGTCGACCTGCGCGTCTCGCAGTTCGTGAAGCCTGGCCGCGTGATTGTGGCCAATCCTGCGCTCGTGTCGGGCGTCGAGTTCGTGCCCGCCGATGTCTGAGCTGCACGACCCGGTAGCCGAGCGGCGCGCCGACCTCGAGCGGATGCGTGCCGTCCTGTTCCTTGCGCTCGACGGCGAACGTCGGCTGCAGCGCTCCGTCGTGGCGGGCGAGAAGGCTGAGCCGTTCTCTGAGCCTGCGGCGCCGCTTGTGCGTGAACTGCGGATGATTGCCCGCGAGCTGTCCGAGCTACCCCTGATCGACACAACCACGAAGGCGCCAGTCGATGACATCAACGAACGTCGTAAGGCTCGGCTCGCAGATGCCGACGATCCTGCACAGTCCGAGCGGCGTAGCCAGTCTCGCCGGAGCGGAAGAGGTCATCGAGCTAGCTGATCGCTACGAAATCTGCGACGGCAATCCGCTGTGCGAGTCGCAGCGCATCCGGCTGAGGAACGCTCTCGGGGAACGGGCAGACGGCAAGTGGTCAGCGAAGGTCGTGGGCGACTTCGGGCCGCGGCAGGGCGCGGGGAAGACGGACATCATCCACGCCCGCGAGCTGGCAGGGCTGCACATCATTGGCGAGCAGCTTCTGATTCACACGGCGCACGAGTTCCCGACCACGAACGAGTCGTTTCTGCGGATGCACGACATACACACGAACTGGGACGACCTCGCGGCGAAGGTCGAGCGGTTCCGGTACGGGCACGGCGAGCAGGCGGTCGAGCTGTTCCCGCCTGCGACCGTCATCCCGCTGTCTGCAGGGCGTCACGGCCGTGTGATCCGTCGCCACGGCTCGCGCCTGCTGTATCGGGCTCGGACGAAGGGCGCCGGACGCGGGTACAAGAAAGCCGACCTTGTGGTCTACGACGAGGCACAAGAGATTCAGGCCGAGCACCAGGCGGCGTCAGCGCCCACGAAGATGGCGAACCCAAACGCGATGTCGTGGTATGCGGGCTCGGGCGGGCTGCCGTACTCGGGCGTGGCGTGGAAGATGCGCAAGCAAGCGCTCAAGGGCTCGGCTGGGCGGCTGGCGTACGCCGAGAGCACCGCGGAGCGCGTCACGATGCTGCCGGACGGCACCGTGAGGTCGGCGCGGCCGCGGCTCGATGACGTCGAAGCGTGGTATCGAGCGATCCCCGGTCTGGGTATCTGGGTGACGGAAGAGACGGTCGAGTCTCTGTTGCGCGACGAGCTGACCGCGGAAGTCTTCGGGCGTGAGATTCTGTGCATGTGGGCGCCCGACGCGAGCGCCGAAGCGGGCGAGGATGCCATCGACGCCACCACGTGGGCTGCGCTCGCTGATCCTGACTCGAAGATCGCCAGCCACTACCGGATAGCGCTCGACGTCACGTCGACCCGGCCGACGTTCTCTGCGTTCGGCGTCGCAGGCAAGCGAGACGACGGGCGCGTACACGTCGAGTGCATCGAGTCTCGACGCGGTACCGGCTGGGTCGCTGAGGTCGGCGCCGCCATCTCACGTGCCCGCGATTGCTCGATCATCATTCAGGACGGCTCGCCGGCGGCTGCGTTCAAGGCCGACATCGTGGAAGCGGGCGGCATGGTGACAGCCGTGTCGGGCACGCAGCACGCCGAAGGCGTCGGCTCACTGCTGTCACGGATCGAGAGCGGCACCCTCGCGCACCGCGGCGCGCATGACCCAGACCTGCAGGACGCCGTAGACGCAGCCGAGCTGCGCGGGCGTGGAGACGTGCAGGTCTGGGACCGCAAGGCAGGCAATGGCAACATTGCGCCCCTGGTCGCTGTCACACTTGCTTCGCGCGCCGTCCCGGATGACGACGCCTACGACCTTGACGACCTGATTCAGTAGGAGACGAGAACGGATGGAGCGAGCAGAGCTGGCGGGCGCGGTGCTCGTAATCGTTGGGCTCTCGCTGCTGGTTGCGGCTGCCGCTGTCATCTGGGGACCGGCTGGCGCACTCGCCGCTGCAGGTGTCTGCACGGTCTTGGTCGGGCTCGCGGTCCTGCTCGCCGCGGCGGCTAGGGCGTCCGAGTCCGACGACGAGAAGGTGGCGGGCTGATGGCTCGGTCGTTCTTCGCTCCACTGCTCAAGCGAGGCGTCGAGAACCCGGCCGTACCGCTCACGAGCGAGTCGCTGATCGACGTTCTGGGGGAAGGGCGCACAGTCGCCGGTCACTCTGTGTCGTCTCGCTCCGTGCTCGGCATCCCTGCGGTGTGGCGCGCTGTCCGCATCCGCTCGGGTGTCGGCGCCATGCTGCCGCTGCAGTCGTTCCGGCTGAACACGCGCCGCCGTGTCGTGTCGCGTCTGCTCGACACGCCGCACCCGGACCTGACCCAGTTCGAGCACCGCGAGTGGTGCTGGCAGTCGCTCGACCTTCACGGCAACGTCTGGTGCTTCAAGCTGCGCAACCAGATGGGCGTCGTAACCGCGCTCGTGCCCGTCAACCCGTCAGCGGTTCAGGTCGGACCCGTGGACCGCGACGAGCTGACCCCTGACGGGCGTATCTACCTTGTGACGCTCGACAGCGGGCGGCAGGTGCCGATGACGAGCTACGAGCTGTGGCACGTGCGTGGGTTCTCGACTGACGGGCTCGTAGGCATCCCGCCCGTGTCGATACTGCGGCAGGGCTTCGGAGAGATGCTGGCGGCGCAGCACCACGCGGCGGATTTCTTCGGGAAGGGCGGCATCGTGGCGGGCGTCCTGGCTTCGGACGCGAAGCTCGACCCTGGCGTAGCCGAGAAGGTGAAGGAACGCTGGCGCAAGATGGTCAGCGGCGGCTCGAACGAGGTCGCTGTGCTCGGCGCAGGGCTCAGGTTCCAGCCCGTGCAGATGCCGAACCGCGATGCCCAGTTCCTCGAATCGCGCAAGTTCCAAATCTCCGAGGTCGCCCGCGCATTTGGCATCCCGCCGTTCATGCTGTACGACGTCGAGAAGTCGACATCGTGGGGAACGGGCATCGAGCAGCAGTCGATCGGCTGGGTCGTGTACGGGCTGCAGCCCGACCTGACACGGTTCGAGCAGCGGTATACCCGCGACGTCGTGCCGCCGCGTGCCTACGCTAAGCACCGTGTGGAAGGGCTCTTGCGTGGTGACTCGAAGGCGCGCGCTGCGTTCTACAGCGTCATGCGCAACATCGGGGCGCTGAACGTGGACGAAATCCGCGACCTCGAAGACCGCGAGCCGCTGCCGGACGGCGCGGGGCAGACGTACCTGCAGCCGCTCAACATGGCGCCGCTCGGCGCCGACTCCACGGAGGAAGACGACACGTGACCCATTCCGCCACCCTGATGCGTCCCGACGCCGACACGCTGACGCTGCGCACGAAGAATCTGCTCACTGGCGAGACGCGCATCGAGCGTCGAGCTGACGGGCAGGTGGCGACGTTCCACGGTCACGCGGCCGTGTTCAACACACGCACGTGGATTGGTCCGAAGAAATGGGGGTTCGCTGAGCAGGTCGCGCCGGGCGC